GAACTTGGCAACAATCGCTTGAGCTTCAAGCTCAACGCAAAAGCTCCTAAGTCGCAAGCCGAGGCTCGTGCTGCATCAACCTCTGGCTCCGCTGGTGGTTACACTATCCCAGCAGGCTTCTTGAATCAGCTTGAAGCGTCTTTGCTGTCGTTCGGTGGGATGCGAGAAGTCGCAACCATCCTGAGAACTGCTGAAGGCAACTCGCTACCAATACCTACTGTGAGCGATCACAGTAATGTTGGTGCGATCCTTGCTGAAAACACTCAGGTGAGTGAACAGGACATCACCTTCGGTCAGATCACTTTGGCAGCTTATAAGTATTCATCGAAGCTCATCCGAGTTTCTGCTGAACTCTTGCAAGACTCTGCGATCGATTTGGAAAGTTTCATCGGGGGTGCGTTGGGCGAGAGGATCGCAAGAATCCTCAATACCCATTTCACCACGGGTGACAACTCCTCGAAGCCCCAAGGCATCACCGCTTCGGGTGCTGGTGTGACCACAGCAGCTATAGCGATCACCTACGCTGAGCTTTTGGATTTGCAGCACAGTGTTGACCCTTCCTACAGGGCGAACGCTAAGTTTATGATGCACGACACCACTTTCAAAGCGGTTAGAAAATTGGTCGATGATCAGAATCGCCCGATCTTCCAACCCGATATCAGTGCCGCATCCCCTGGTACTTTGCTCGGTTCCCCGATCGTAATTAATCAAGATTGTGCAACCATCGCAGCATCTGCGAAGGCCATCTTCTTCGGTGATTTTTCCAAGTATATCATCCGAGATGTGCAAGACTTCACACTCTTGCGCCTTGAGGAAAGATATGCCGACTATCACCAAGTTGGTTTCGTTGGTTTCTCCCGTCATGATGGTCGCATCTTGGATGCGGGCACTGACCCGATCAAGCATATGGTTATGGCAGCTAGCTAAACATGAAAGTTAAATTTCATACCTCTGTAGCGGGCTTGTCGTTCACCTATGATGCGAATCTGGTGTACGACCTCCCGCTCGATGAAGCGGCTAATTGCATCCGACTCGGATGGGCGAGCGCTGAAGAAGCGCTCGTTCCTCCGGTCTCGGAAACCCGAACAACCAAGGCTGAGAAGGCAACCTCGAAAAAACAAAAAGAGAAACGCTAATGTTGACAGTTGTCACTCCTCCAGCGACGGAACCGATCACCCTTGCAGAGATGAAACTGCATTGCCGCATCGATCCCTCGGATGATGACACCCTCGTAGAAGGGCTCATCACCGCAGCACGAATGCACCTAGAGCAGATGGCTCAAACTCGCCTCATCACCCAAACACTCACGCTCTCTTGCGATGACTTCCCCGACTCGGGCATCCTCTACTTAGAAGGCCCAGTGCAATCGGTTACCTCGATCGAATATTACGATCTCGATGGCAACCTGCAAACATGGGATGAAGAACTCTATCAGGTAGACACCTCCTCGAACCCTGCCCGCATCATGCCCGCCTATGATTGTTTCTGGCCCGATTATCTTGATGACTACAACTCAGTCATCGTGACCTATGTCGCAGGCTATGGCAACGCTGCCGCAGTTCCAGCGCTCATGAAACAAGCTTTGAAGATGTTATGCGGCCACTGGTACAACCACCGCGAGGCATCCACTGAGACCCAAGTTTATGAAGTGCCCTACGCCGTCGATCAGATCGTCAAAATGTTTAGTCGAGGGATAGTCAACTAATGCTCAAAGCTGGCGAATTAACCCAGAGAATAAGCTTTCAGCGTGATGACAGCACCACCGTGGACGATTACGGGCAGATCACTCGCAACTGGGGAACCTACTACACGACCTGGGCGAGTGTTCGCCCGCTCTCAGGCAGGGAGCAAGAGCAAGGCATGGCGAGGCAGGCTTCCATCTCGCATCGTGTGCGTGTGCGTTTTAAAGATGGCATCCTTCACGGTGATCGCATCTCGATGGGTAGTCGCACGCTTGAGATCGTCAGCATCCGCAATATCGATGAGGGCTCATGGGAACTCGAGATCGATGCGATTGAAAGGGGGGAATAATGCCAAGAGCAGCAATCAACATCGATGCTTCCGCCCTCAAAGGTTTACTCAACCTCATGGAACACATCAACGACAAAGTGAAACGAGCAGGGCTCAAGAAGGCTCTTCATGAAGCGGGTGCCCTTGTGGTGACCGATGCGAAGAGCAGCGTGCGTCGCAAGTACTCCATCCTTCATGACTCCATCGGATCAAAAGAAAAAGTGGTACTGCGCAAGGGCGCCCAGTTCGGCTACTCGGTCATCGGTGCAGGGCGAAGGCAGGGGCAAAAGATCGGTGGCGTCGAACGCATCCCGACGAAGTACGCACACTTTGTCGAGTACGGAACCGCAGCGCATCCCACGGGCAAGAACGACCTGACGAATGAAATATTATTAAAGCGCAAAGGTGCAAAAGCAAAAGCTCAAGGTGCGATTCACCCAGGCTCCGCACCGTTTCCTTTTCTTCGCAGGGCATGGGATAGCAACAAGACTAAAGCGATCGATGTGATGGCCAAGGTTCTCCACGACACCATCAACGAGGGCTCATCATGAGTGCTAGCAAAGCCCTTCGAGCCCGACTAATCGACGATGCTACTATGACCGGCTATGTGGGAACTCGCATCTATCCCGGTCGAGCGCCACAAAAGCCCACGCTCCCCTACATCGTTTACCACAGAATCAGCACCGTGCGCTCGGCAACGCTCGATACCGGCAACGCCAAGGTGCCCGAGGTTCGTATCCAGTGCGATGTGATCGCAACAACTCAATCGGAAGTCGAAACCATCATGAATCAAATGCGAATCGTGATGGACAACTTTCGCGGCGTCTCGTCAGGCGTCACGGTTCTCGGTGTTAGCGTGAGTGATGAGCAAGATCAGCCCGAGTTTTTTGAAGGCTCGGACACCGTGTTTTATCATTCGTCTTTGGATTTTTCCATCATCTATAGGGAGTCTTAATCATGGCAGCAGTCACAACACAAGGGTCGTCCATCACCATCGGTGGCACTACGCTAGGCGGATTGACCGACATCACACCCCCAAGCGCAACTCGTGGCACGATCGATATTACCAATCTTGGCAGTGATGACAATGCAAAAGAGTACGCTGCGGGCATGGTTGATGGTGGCGAAATGAGCGCCACCGTAATCGTGGGCGTTGGCGCTGGCATTAATGCAGTCGCTGCGATGCTTGACTTGGCTAGCGCATCCGCAGAGCAAGCTTGTTCCATCTCCCTCGGAGCTGCGGGCATTGGTGGCTCGGTGAGCTTCCAAGGCATCGTGACCAAATGTCAAGTCGATGGCATCGCAACGGGCGATAACACGGTTAAAGCTACCGTGGGCGTTAAACCAGTTGGCAAAATTACCTTCGCTTTTGATTAAGGAGTTTCTCATTTTAGACAAGCAAAAGTTATTAAGTGCAGGCAGCGTGTACAAGCTCGGGGAGATCGAGATCCCCGAGCTCGGCGGCAAAGTGTTCTTGCGAGTGATTAGCTCCCGCGAGCGTGATCAACTCGAAAGCGAAATCTCAGCGGGCTCGAAGTCAGGCAACTTGAGCAACATTCGAGCCAAGCTGGTGGTGAGGTCTATCGCTGATGATCAAGGCAAGCGGATCTTTACCGATGCCGAGGTCGAAGCTGTGGGCGAGATGCCTGCGCCTCTTGTTGGCATCTTGTTCGATGCGTGCGCCAAGCACAATGGTATGTCTGGCGGTGCAGTCGAGGAAGCAAGAAAAAACTAATTGAGCGTCCGGGGAGGCGGTTTCTATTCCGTCTCGCTGGGCACTTAAAGAAAACGGTCGGACAGCTTTTAGATGGCATGGATGCCGCCGAGCTCACGGAGTGGATGGCTTTCTCCACGATCGAGCCACTTGATGGTGATAGATCCGACATTCATGCAGCGCAGGTGTGCAGCACAACGGCGAATGTGTGGCGAGGTGCAGAGTCGAAAGTCCTGGAAGTCAAAGATTTTATCCCGGACTGGTACGGCGAAAACAAAAAGCCTGACAACTTCGCAGGGCTCAAAGCGTGGGCGACAGCGGTGGGCACTAAGAAAACCTAGGAGCGATGATGGCAAAAACTATCGGATCATTAAATGTTTCGATGGGTCTTTCCATAACTGACTTCGTCTCAAACTTGGATAAGGTCAAGGATGACCTAGGCGGCCTCGAGGCGATCACCTCCGAGGCCTCCAAGCATTTCGAGGAAGATGTCGCTGGGATCATGGGCGATGCGCTTCATAAGTTCGCTAAGACCTCCAAGCTCGGTGCAGACGATGCTCTCGCCTTTGCGGTCTCGCTCAAGAAGCTCGGCCTCGATGCGGACACGATCACCAGCACCCTGGATAAATTTGGAAAAGGTATAGGCAAGTTTGCAAAAAACGCAGGCGAAGCAAGCAAAGCTTTTGCAGGCATCCTCGGAAAGATCGGGGAAAGCGACAAGGTCTTATTGAAAGATATCCAAGCGCTGGAAAGCATGGGTGTTAAAGCGTTTGATGCCCTAGCGAAAGAACTTTCCAAGGTTGAAGGCAAAGCAGTTTCTACGGCAGATGTCATGAAGCGGATCGCCTCGGGATCGCTCTCCGGTGCAGATGCGTTGAAAGCCTTAACCTCGGGCCTGACTGCGGTCGCCGCAAAGATCACGGACACGAATACCGCTGAATACATCGCCAACTCTAAAACCCTGAAGGGTACCACCGATCTCGCAACGAAGTCGCTCGAGTTGCAAGCTCGTCAGATGAACGTGGATAGTGGTGCGACTAAGCAACTATTCGAGGACATGAAGAAACTCGAAGCGCAAGAGATAGCGATCATCGCTCTAGAGAATAAAGCGAAGGGTATTGTCACGCCCCCGAAAGTTGACACGAACACGGGCCAGTACGTTGCTGGACAGATCAAGTTAAAGTCTGAGACGGATATGGTAACGAAGTCGCTCGAGTTGCAAGCTCGGCAGATGAATGTTGACAGCGGTGCGACTAAGCAACTATTCGAGGACATGAAGAAACTCGAAGCGCAAGAACTGAAGCTCATCGAGGCCGAGAACAAGGCCCGCGGCATCCCGCCCCCGCTTCCGATCATGCCTCCCCCGATTCCCGTCAATAAAAATACCGCTGAGTATGTTCTCAATGCAAAAAAGATGGCAAGCGAGACGGACGTACTTAACAAGTCGCTCGACCTGCAAGCTCGTCAAATGATGATTGACTCGGGCGCAACCAAGCAACTCCATGAGGAAATGAAAAAGCTAGAGGCACAAGAAAAGAATCTGGTCGATGCTGAGAACAAAGCGAAGGGTATCGCCTCACCAGTAGCCGCAAAGGAATCACAAGCCAAGTCAAAGCTCGCAGCGTTCTTGAACCATGTCGAAGGCAAAATCAAGTCGGCTGCCTCAAGTATCTTCTCAAGCGTAACTAACCTCATCATGAACCCGGTCACCGCGATCGGGGGCGCTCTCGCCTCCTATGGTGTGTACAAAATCTATGACCGTGCGGTGATGGCCTTCGCAAACACCGAGGAAATCCTGACCCGCATCAAGGGTCTCGCAGGCGAAGCCAATGCAGAGCGTCTTGGTGGCGTGATGAATGAGATCGCCAACCAAGGGAGGATCGCACAAGATGCAGTAGGCAAGCTCGCTACCGGATTTCTTGGCCTCGGGGTCTCGGGCGCAGACGCAGCACGCATGATCGAAAGCTTCGGGCGCACATCGTTGGTTGCTGGCTCGGGTGCCACCGATGTGTTTAATAAATTAGGGGAAACTGTAACGAACATGGCGAAGACGGGAGTCGCTTCCAAGGAAGACTTTGCAGCACTTGACTCAATGGGACTTCCTGTTTACGAGGCGCTGGCGCAGAGGTTAACAACGGTAATGGGCAGGGCGATCCTTGCAAAAGAAGCGATCGATATGCTGGCGAAAGGTACCGTGAAATCGAAAGATGCGGTCAACGCACTTGCAGGGATGCAAAACAACGCTGATGTGATCAAGCAGGCAGAAGCACAAGCGGGAACCCTCAAAGGTATTTACGCCCGGCTCGCTGGTGAGGTCGAGGGGTTCTTCACCCAGTTCGGTGGCGCCATTGTCGAAGCTTTGGATTTGAAAGGATTCTCACAGGGTCTTATTGGGTTCATGAAAAACCTAAGGTCGAACTTTGACAGCTTAGTGCCAGCGCTTAAAAATATTGGCATGGTTCTCGCCGTGGTGCGAGATGTTTTATTCCAAGCGTTCTCGGGTCTGGTAAACTTCTTCACCACGATGGGCGGTGCGGATGTAGCGGTCGGAAATATCGACAGCATTAGGGCGGTGGTGGTTTCCTTTGCACAAGCAGTGATGGTCTCCATGCAGTCGGTGATGAGCGGAGCGATCACCGTGATCAATGAAATCATTAACGCCGTGGGCGGGCTCAAGAAATTCGCAGCAATCTTTGCGGGTGTGGTTCTTGGTGCAGGCGGCGGCGCTCTCGCTGGCTCGGCAGCCGGTGGCGTCGGCGCTATTCCTGGAGCGCTCATAGGTGGTGTTACGGGCGGTCTCTACGCTAATAGCAAGGTTGATGGTGGCGGCCCTGGGATCGACGCTGAGGGCATTAAAGCGAAAATGAATACTGCATTCGACGAGATAACTAGGCGCATCGGTGGAAGCGGCGTCGAGGCTGGTAATCAATTTTTGACGGAGCTAGAAAACACAATAGTCGAACGGTCAAAAGGATTTGAAGACAAAGCCAACCCGTTCCGAAAGTTCTCCCTAGCCGGTGTTGACACCCAAATCGATTCCTTCTTCTCATCGCTCAGCGCAGCAAATGTAGGTCACACAACTTTCTTGAACACAATGCAGGGTGGAATAGGCTCAACGATCGCAATCCTGCGACGAGAAATGGAACTTGGAAACCTTACCGCTGAAGAGTTTAGCGCCAAAATGACAAAGCTTTCTGAGGGAGGGATGGCAGCTCTTGATGGCAAGCTAAAGTCTGGGATCATCACGAATAAACAGTATGGCGATGCAATCGCAATCATGCAAGAGAAGCTCGACGCCCTCAATGAATCTGCCGATGTCAAGCTCAAGATCGTTAGACCTGCATGGCTTGAGAACATTGTGAACGAACTTACTCCCCTTGAGAAATACAAGCAAGGGATCGCAGATCTAAATGCGAACATGGCAAACCTTAGCCCCGAGCAACTTGGCAAGGGTGCTAAGTTTTTGACCGACGAGCTTGAAAAGTCCGTGGGAGCGATGGAAGAACTCAAGAACCCCGGTGCATTGATGAAGGGAAGCGCAGCGGCGTTCTCGCAAGTGTTGAAGATTCAGAACGCAAACGGCGGGGAGAGCGCAGCGGATAAGCTCCTAAGAATCCAGCAGCAGGCCTTGACCCAGCAGGCAGCACAAACCGCCCTTCAGCAACAGATCGCCGCAGCAACCATGAATCAGGCAAATATGGTCATTGCCGCTATTAACTAAGGAGCCCTCATGGCAGTCGTGAACACCTACGAAACTTTTGAAGGCCGAACCGGCAGCGATGACTCTAAGCGTCAAGTCTCGCTGGTGCGCTCGTTCATTGTGCAGACCAATGACATGGCCGACGATGTCCCCAATCTCTTCGGTGAGAACCTGCCCGCCATGTTCTCAGTGCATCCAAAGTATGATAAAGCCTTCTGTGTCGGCAGGACTGCCTCGCAGATGGATGACCCGCACTTCTGGAAAATAACTTGCAGTTACAATTCTAATATCGACACCGTGGCGCCGAGCTCGACGCCTAGCGCAGCGCAGACGCCCGAGGTAGCGAGCCAGAATAAGGGAGCATCACCCGAAGAGAAGGCCAGCGAGGCGAACGAAAACCCGCTGACCAGACCAACGGATGTTGACTACTCAACAGTTGATAAAGAATATGTTCTTGATGAAGACTATTTCCCAACGCCCAGGGCGCTGGTGAACGGTAACAAGGAGCGGTTTGACCCGCCCATCATGGCGCAACGTCCTATCCTTAATATGAAGCTAGAGTATAATGCAGCGACCTTCACCGCTCTTGAGTGGATGGGTCGCGTGAAGTGCGTTAACACCGCAGCCTTTCAAGCCTTCGCCGCCCGAACCATTCTTCTCGATAAGGTTTCGGCAAAGAGGGTCTATGAGAACGGTACTAAGTATTGGCGTATTTCGCTCGAGTTCCTTCTGGACAAAAACGACTGGGATGCAAACATTTTAAATCATAGTTATCGGGAACTAAAGAACGGCACCTTGCAAACTGCTCGTGATGTTGCGGGCGTTGCCCTCCCGAACGGTGTGATCCTTGCGGGCGCTACTGGCATCCCTCTAGCTGCGGGGGTCAGCCCTACTATTGCGAATGGGGGGTTCCTACTCTTCCGCATTTACGAAGATATAAGCTTCGCTTGGCTACTCCCCATCTACAGAAAGATCCTCTAATGTCCAGCGCCTATGGCTTCACAGAAGACTCAGCAAGACGCATCGCCCGCGTTGTGAAAGCGGTCGAGGGCGACACGACCGAACCCACACGGATCGGGCCCATGCTGGGTGGTAGCACGATGTCGGTGGTGAAGGTGACGGCGCTAGGATCGCCCCTCAACACCGGGCAACGGGTGGACTACCACGCCAGCGCCAACACGATGAATGATATTAATGAGGTAAAGATCAAAGAAGTAAGCGGCGCCGCGCTTACCGTGGGTCAACGCTACATGGGGCAATTCTCGGGTTATGATTCCACAGGCAAGCCGGTGTTTGTGGTGAAGGCCCCGCCAGTTGTTCCTGGTGGAGGTTCTGCAGTGATTGATGTGGTCACAGATGTTCAATGTGGCCCTGAAGGTTTGACCCTATCCACAGTAACCTTTTCAGGTGCAGACTATTCCAACGCAGTTATCAGAAATTTTCTTGCTCTTAGTGATGTTACACAAAAATCATATACCGCAAACCAAGGACGATGTGTGGTCGTGAATGCAGCGCAAACTGGCCTTGAGTTTGGGGTAAATACTGGAACTTTGACCGCCGATCTTACAGCGATCAAGGCCGATATCGTCACGCTTAAATCTGATGTTGTAACTATCAAGGCGAATGTGCTCACCTTGCAGGGGCAGATGACCACTTTACAGGGTAAGGTAACAACGCTTGAGTCTGGCTACGCAGATTTGCTTGCTAGGATAATAGTTTTAGAGGCGCCATAACAATGCAGTTTTCTACAATTCATGCAGGAATCCCAGTCGCATCATGCACCGCTATTAATGCAAGCACCAATAGCCTGGCTTTGTATGGGGTGACTATTACCGCAGGTAAAATTTACACTGTCTTTTTTACTAAGTTTAATTTGGATCTTCCTATTGAAGTGGAAGTGCAGTCGATTTATTATCTTAGAATATCCAGTTCAGGCATAAAGATTTACACTACTCTAGCAGATGCACAGGCGCAGACAAGCCCAGTAGATTTTGCAACCAGTGCTAGTGGGACTTTGTTTTTAGTTTACTTCCCTACTCAGACTTACCCAGCACTTACTTGCTGGGATATTGGAGCAGCAACCATTGCAGATATTGTTTGCTGTCCACCAGTGCCAGAGGTTTTTACTAACTGTCCAAATGCTGGTTCGGTTTCCTATGGTGGTACAACAAGAAACCTAAAAAACTTTCAACATGTACCTAATGGTGGTTTGGAAACTTACCAACTTGGGGCATTAAATTCTGAAACATTTACTGTGAATTTTGCCCATCCTTTTACAGGAGTAATGAAAACATGGAATGTGTCTATCCAACAGTTTTTTTCAAACTACAGACCAGACAGAGGGTTGTCTAACCCAGGGCTAATTCTTTATTTTGTTAATGCTGATGCTGGAAGTTATCAACTATTTTATCAGGCTTCTGCCAATACCTTTCCTACCACTACCTACACACAGCATTGGGATGGTGAAGATGAAGCATATTTTTATGCTGGTACAGTTATGGCAGCAGCAGGTTTAATACCAAGCACTTTATCCGTCACCTTTACCGGTCAGCTTTTGCCACCGCCACAAATCAAAGTTTATATGCCTAATGCTTATTTTGAAAACAAGGATGAACCAATTGATCTAGGTCTAGTGGAAGAAACCCTTACCTACGATGCTGCGACACTAACCTATTGGAGCGATCTAAAAACTTACGCAGGGATACCAGGTAGGCTGCATTTTGCTATCCCTAACTTTTATCCACTGACTTCCAGTGGGGTTAAGTTTGTTGATAGTGGAATTAAGTACGAGTATCAAGGCTTTGGCGGTTCTAGTAATTCTTATCCTGCTGGAAGTTTCCCCAATGGAATGCTGAACACAAGTTCTAATGAGGAATTTACTTTCTATCCAACAGTGTCTTGCCAACATGTTGCATTAAATGAAATGTATTTTATTGAGGCCAGCCTTCTTAGACTGTTTACCGCTAGAGATGCTTATCATGGCTACCCAACAGGATTAGCATTAGGCACGACATGGTTTGATTCTAGGATTATTAGAAATATAAATTTAGCTTCAGCTTTATATTCATCATATGGCACTACCTTTGTTAATCGCACTAATCAAAAAATGGCGATAGCTTTTTCAAAATGGGCATCAGGAAAGTTCCTGAAATCCAACGCTCTTGGATCTGGACTAGGCGAAAGCCCTGGCGATTTAAACCACTACCACCAGAGTGCATACTTCATCCAGAGCGATCATGCGGGAGCTTATGTTTCTAGCTTGGAGGTTTAGCCCCTAATAGTGCGAGCGATTTGCATCGCCACACAAGCCAAGTTAGTCTCGACTATATTCTTTTTTTCGGAGGTCATTATGCCAGCAGGAATCTACAACTTTGCGGCAGAGCAGGGGGCAACGCTAGCCCGTACCATATTGTACACCGACGCGAACGAGGTCGAGACCGATCTGACAGGCTACACCGCAGCGATGCAGGTAAGGCCAACCGCAGCAAGCGCAACCGTCACGCTGGAGCTCACCACCGAAAACACCCGAATCACGCTTGGCGGTGCCGCTGGAACTGTAGATTTACTCGTTGACGCGGCCACGATGGAAGCGATTACGCCTGGCAAATACTTCTACGACCTCGAACTCTATACCGGCTCAACGGTAATCAGACTCATCGAAGGCACCTTCACCGTGAAAGCGGAGGTGACCCGTGCCTGATATTGTAGTGGTCACAGAATCCGGCATCGTCACAGTTTCGCAAGGCGAGACGCTGGTGACCGTTTACGATGGCCGAGGCTTTCCAGGCACTCCAGGCGACACCTTTGATCAGACTCTAAACACGACGGATGCGGTGGAGTTTGCTGGCCTTATTAATAACGGCCTGACCTTTCCGACGGTAGACGGCACCGCAGGGCAAGTAATCGAAACAGACGGCGCAGGCGTTCTTACTTTTGTTACGCCTAGCGGTGGTGACTTTCTGCCACTCGCTGGTGGCACGATGACCGGAAACATTGTTTTTGATGGCACCTCGGGGCAATTCATCGGCAAGGGAACCTTCGACACCGCACGAAGCGGCAACTATGGAATATCAATCGTTTGTTCGGTAGGCTACGAATTTAACTGGCAAGCTGGCTGGCTGGTAACCACAGAGCAAAGCTCGGCAACGCCACGGCCCCTTTATCTAGACTCGCTCGCTGGCACTACCTTAAGAGCATGGGATTCTTCAAAGTCAACAGGAACGGAAGTTGATCATTTAGGAATCACTTTCGCAGATTCAACGGTACAGACCACAGCTTACACCGGCGGCGCAGGCGTTTCATCTTTGACGGCAGGCACTGGAATTTCCTTAGACCTTACCACCGGCGATATTACCGTAACGAACTCAGAGCCAGACCAGACCGTAGTTTTAACGGACGGCACCGGTATTACGGTTACCGGCACCTATCCTTCGTTTACGATCACCTCTAGCATCACACAATACACAGACACCGATGCAAGGCTTGCACTCTCGGCAGGGACCGGCATAAGCTACGACAACACCACCGGCATTATCACAAACTCAGAGCCAGATCAGATAGTTACGCTAACGAATGGAACGGATATCAGCGTTACCGGCACTTATCCGAGTTTTACAATTGCTTACAGCGGTTCCGCTGGCAGTGGAACAGTAACGAGCGCTTCTGTAGTAAGCGCAAACGGCTTTGCTGGCTCCGTGGCAACGGACACCACAACACCAGCAATCACCATAACAACCAGCATCACAGGGCTTTTAATTGGCGATGGTGCTTCTGGCGCTATCAGCGCCGCCACCGCAGGCACCGATTATGTTATTCCTAGTGGAAGTATCACCGGCAACGCCAGCACCGTAACCACGAATGCAAACTTAACTGGCGTTATTACAAGCACCGGCAACGCAACCGTAATCGCAAGCCAGACCGGCACCGGCACTAAGTTTGTAGTGGATACTTCGCCTACACTTGTCACGCCTACGCTCGGCGTAGCGACTGCCACCACCGTAAACAAAGTCACCGTAACGGCACCGGCTACCGGCGCAACTCTTACCATCGTAGACGGCGCAACCTTGACCGCATCCGCTACGGCTTCCGTAAGTGGCACTAATAGCGGCGACAACGCAACCAATACGACCTACTCAAGTTTGGTATCCAATGCCACGCATACCGGCGACGCTACCGGCTCGACAGCGCTTACCGTTGTCAAAATCAATGGCGTGTTGATGTCTGGCCTTGGCACCGGAATCTTGAAAAATACCACGGCAACAGGCGTTCCAAGCATTGCCACCGCAGGCACTGACTATGTAGTACCATCCGGCAACATCACAGGCACCGCAGCAGGGCTTTCCGCAACGCTCGCCGTAGCATCTGGCGGAACAGGTGTTACGACCTCGACAGGCAGCGGCGCCAACGCACTAGCTACAAGCCCTACACTTGTTACGCCTTTGCTCGGAACTCCGACCAGCGGAACGCTAACCAGTTGCACCGGCTTACCTATTGCCACAGGCGTAAGCGGCCTTGCCACCGGCGTTGCCACATTCCTCGCAACGCCAACGAGCGCCAATCTAAAATCGGCAATTACGGATGAGAGCGGCGCCGGAAGTTTAGTTTTTAACGTTGCGGCAACATTGTTTAGGCCAATAATCTACACGATTATCGAAGTCAAAACCGCACCAGTAATTTCCGCAGGCGTCTTGGCTCTCGATTGCAATTTAGGCAATGTGTTTCATGTGAGCTTGAACGCAGCGATTACCAGCATTACCTTCTCTAACATTCCGACAGGGGCATACGGTTTGACTTTAGCTTTCACTTGTGATGGAACCGCAAGGGCTGTCACATGGCCCGCATCAGTAAAGTGGTCAGGTGGTACGGCACCAACACTCACCAGCACTTTGGACAAAGTAGATGTCTTTGTACTTAATGTCTGGGATGGAACTGGCACAACTTGGTATGCCATGACTGGAGGCCAGAACTTCTAATGCCAATCTCTAGACGATTAATGGGCGTATCAAGAGGCGTTGCAGCCGTAAGCAAAAAAGCTATTTTTGGCTATGGCATCGGCCCTGTCTCCATGACAAACCTAGTAAATTCATCTGGAGTGGTATCTACCGATACCGCCGGCGTTGGAACCTCTAGATACTCACTAGCCGCCGCAAGCTATTCAACGGACAAAGCAATTTTTGGCTACGGCTATACCACATCATATCAATCCATGACAAACCTAGTAAATTCATCTGGTGTGGTCTCAGTCGATACCACCGGCGTTGGCACTGCTAGGGGTTGGCTAGCGGCAGCAAATTACGGAACAGACAAGGCTATATTTGGCTACGGCGACGCTAGTGGCGCCAGTTCTTTGACGAACAAAGTTTCAAATACGGGTGTGGTCTCAGCTAATACCACCGGCGTTGGAACGGTTCGAGGCGACTTAGCGGCCGCCGGATACGGTGCGGATAAAGCTATATTTGGCTACGGCGTTGGCGGCAGTGGAAACCTGTCCATAACGAACAAAGTTTCAAATACGGGTGTGGTATCGGCTGATACCACCGGCGTTGGCACGGCTCGCTATGACCTAGCGGCCGCCGGATACGGTGCGGATAAAGCTATATTCGGCTACGGTTCTGGCCCCAGTTCCATAACGAACCTAGTTTCAAATATTGGCGTGGTCTCAGCTAATACCACCGGCGTTGGAACGGCTAGGTCACTACTAGCGGCCGCCGGATACGGTGCGGATAAAGCTATATTTGGCTACGGTTCTGGCCCCAGTTCCATAACGAACCTAGTTTCAAATATTGGCGTGGTCTCAGCTAATACCACCGGCGTTGGAACGGCTAGGCCTAATCTAGCAGCATCCTCTTACGGAAGTTAATCAATGCCAAGCAAACTAAATTCGGAATTTAACTACAGAACTCAAGTGATCGGTGAAACCGTCTGGGAGAAGATTAAGACTCTCCTAGGTTTCCTTGAAGGCCGACATCGAGCAAGAGCATTAGAACTAGTAGGGTTGAAAAAGTTTCAATCAAAGAAAGCCAAGCTTGATCACCTACGAAAGACCACCAACTTAGAGCATGAAACACTAGAACTAGAAGCCGAGATTCTAGAACTAGAATCGGTTCAAGAAAGCCAGAAGCAAGCCTACATTCTCAATCATCAAGAGATCGCCATCCTAGAAAAACTCTTGGCCGAGTTGTACGAGATCGCAGAACCGACCAGGCTTGAAGGCTACACCGATGAGATGATGTTTGAATTTAATGCACCGAATGAATTTGCGGTATGGGTGGCGAAAGAAATACACGCTGAGATTCTTGCGCAAGGGCATCCATCACCAGCGAAAATTCGTAATGCGATGAGTTGTCCAGAAGCATGGCAAGCACTTCAAGAAATTGGACTGGTGCCAGAAGGCACACCGATTCTAGGCAATAACGATCCAAGTAACATTCAATTGATACCTACTAACTTAAAGGGTGACATATGCCTAATTACGCAAAAATAAAAGACGATGTGATCTTAGAGTTTCCATCCTATCCACAGCAGAACCATCCGCAGACATCGTTTGCCGATGGCTGGACTGGTGGCGAGATTGAAGGCACAACTTATGTCCTAGTGGAAATTGAGGACACACCAGCAACCGACTACCTGACGCAAGACACCGAAGTTGAAGCACCTAAAAAGGTGAAGGGTCAGTGGAAGGTGAAAACCAAAGTCAAAGATATTTCGCCAGAGGAAAAAGCGAAACGCAAAGCCGACAAGGATCAGCGAGACGCAGAGCAAGATGATAACTTTCTAACCAAAGCCGAAATAAAAGCGATCCGCAAATTACTCAAGGCGCAGTAACCCGAAAGGCCCATGATGAACCTCCTTCTATGCTTCTTGCTCTTCTCCCAGATCGAGGCAACCTCCGTCGAGGGTGGTCGCACCTCTCCCGATGGTGCCGAGGAAATCCAGATCGATCTCCCCGGCTCGCAGCAGATGAAGAACACGGGAGGCAAAGACGGCGCGGGCCTTTGCGTCTTCACCAGCATTGAGCACTCAGGGCGCTGGCAGAATGTGGACTCCATCCTCGGGCTCCAACAGAAGATGACACGGGAGCAGGGTGGTGGCTATCCTTCCAAAGTCGAGAAGATGCTCGCCAAGTATTGCGACGGCGC